TCGACGAGTTGCGCACCGAGGTCTATGCGCCGGGGGCCTATATCTACTACGGCACCAACCATTTCCTGACCGCTGATGGCTCAAATGTCGATCACCCTGATTTTGACGCGGTGGTCGAGGAAGGCATCCGGTTTCCACGGGCGGGCTCCGAGACCTCGGAACTGGCGCTGCTGAACCCCAACAACGTCTATATCGCCAATACCAGCGGGTTCGTTCTGCCCAAATACGCCCATGGCATTCGGCTTGATCTGACGGGCTATTCCTCGGAGACGCGCCTGGCGCAGTACACCTTCGAGACCACCGACATCCGCCAGCTCACGCGCGCGCGGACCCGTCGGCGCTATGGCAACTCCATGGTGGTCTGCACCAACAGCCGCTGGTGGCGCCAGGGCACCTATGATCTGGCAGGCAATATCTTCCGCCGGGATGGCGAGACCTGGGAGGTCACCAACGGCCTGCCGGACCGCATGCCCAATGGCGCGCGCGTGCCGAATGGCAATGTGCACTGGATCCGGGTCCGCCGCTTTTGGATCGACACCTATGAGGAGCAATATTGGGACCGGGTTACAACCACGGCCACGATCAACGGCCAGCAGGTGGCCCAGACCTTCCTGAACTCGCAGGATGGCTGGCTGAGCCAGGTTGGGCTTTACTTCTCGCGCAAGGCCGCTGCCGGGGATGTCACACTGCTGGTGACCGAGACCGCCTTTGGCATGCCTGACCTGTCCCGCGTGGTCTCGCGCACGACATTGCCGGTGGTGGATATACAGGTGGGCGCGATCTCTACGGAAGTCGGCCTGCCATCGCTGGTGGAAACCAAACTTCCCATCACGCCGACCTTCCTGACGGCGGGCCGGCGCTATGCCATCGTGCTAGTGACGACCGGTGATCATTATGTCGCCATGACCAATACCGACAATGGCGTGGTGCAGGGCACGTTCTTTGTCTCGACCGACGGTGCGTTCTTTGCAGGTAACCTCGTCGATGACATGAAGATGCGGCTCTACTTTGCACGGTTTGAGCGCACGCGGCTTTCGGTCGAGTTGACAGCGCTGCAGCTGGCAGGTGGTATTCTTGATCTCGATGTTCTGCACGAAGGTGTGACACCGCCTGCCTGCCGCACCGACATTGAGGTGCAGGTAAACGGGGCATGGGTGGCGCTGGATGGTGATACCAGCGGCCCGGACCTGTCGGGCTTGCCGGGCATCTTGCCGCTGCGGATGACGCTGACCGGCACCACGGACCTGATGCCGGGTTTTGGGCTTGCTGGCTCGCAGACGGTCGCAACGCGCCCCAAGACTGCGTTCACCTGGGTGTCGGATGGGCGCACGCTCGGCTCGCCCACAACCAGCGTCAAGGTGGTCACGGATCTGCAACATTTTGAAGAGGTGAACCACGATTGTACCGTGACGCTTATGACCGGTGCTGCGCTGGACGGGGTGGAGGCGGCCGATGTGGTTGAGGACGTGGTGCTGGCCGACGGCACTGTGCGGCGGACCTCGATCTTCAATGTAACCTCGGTCAGCACCTACGCCGTCAAGATCATCGGCTCGACCGTGAGCGCGGCGGTGCCGTTTCTCGTCAGCGAGCTGATCGAATACGCCCAGACCTAATCTGATTGAGGAGACAGCCCAAATGGCATCCAAACCAACCCACTACCGGGTGACGGTCAATCGTCCTCTTGAATTTGCAGGGGCCCGTTTCCGGCCGGGCGCGCGCTATACGGTGACGGCCGCCATCTTCGACGGCATGCAAGCAGACCATCCCGAGGCGATCGCCACATCCGAGCCGCTGAAGAAAGGGTGACGCCATGCTGAGGTTTGAAGATCTGCGGGTGCGGGACAATCAGGACCTTGATCGGGATTTCTTCAATCGCCGATACCGCCTTATAGCCGAGAGCCTCGGCGATCTCGACGCCCAGCTTGCCCGTATCCGCGGTGCCACCGACAATCTGGTGATGCTGGGGCTGTCGCGGGTGAATGAGGTCTTGGGTCCTGCGCTCGCCACCGCAACGGCGGCGGCCGAGAACGGGTTTCTGGTGGCGACCTCCTCGACCCCGCTTACTGTGTCGGTGGGCCTGCAGACCACGTTCGAGATCGACGACACGCCTGCGCGGGCGCTCTTCGCGCCCACGCCCTATGTCGTTGTGACACGCGATGTCGACGATAGCCTGAATGATTGGGCGGTGTTTCGGGTCGATAGCTACAACCGCGCCAATGGCGGGCTGGCGGGCGAAGTGGTGGCTGTTAACGGCGATATCGGTGCGGCCGTGCACGACGATTGGGTGATTTCAGCCAGCGCGGGTCTTGCAGCTTCGGTGATTGAAACGGCGGCTGCGGTCTCGAGCGCCTTGGCCCTGGCCCAGCAGGCGGCACAGGATGCGGCCGCCGCGGCGGATATTGCTGAAAGCGTTCTGGCCAATGGACCTGTATCGTCCGTAAATGGCCAGGCCGGGGAAGTGGCGCTTGGGATCGGAGACATTCCGAACCTCACGGCGCAGCTCGCCAGCAAAGCGGCCAGTAGCCATGGCCATACCATCGCGCAGATCTCCAACCTGCAAACAACGCTGACGGCGCTGCAGGGCCGGATCGATCTGGTCGATGGCGGGACGTATTGATGGAGGCAGGCACCATGCGATCCGCCCTGACACAGATCAGCACCAAGCCGGGCATCACCGATGTGCGCGATGTGCAGGTGGGTGAGGTCGTCGATGACGGTGCGGGCGGGTTTGTCCGCGCGATCCGGGTCTTTGGGGAGCCGACTGCATCTGCGGGCCCGGCGCTGATCCTCGAGGTCCAGATCCAGTCCGACACGAAAACTGACCTCGATATCACGACACCGACGCTGTCGTTCTGAGTTTGTGCCAGAGCGCGAAACGCGCCTGCAACGCCCGCTTTCAATGACCCAATTGCCAATGCCCTGCGCGCCTGACGGTCGCGTGGGGTTTTTGGCTATTCAAGGAGACCTCCTCATGTCTGACCCGACCTTCGGGATTTCCATCACGCGGATCGATACTGAGCCGCGCCCGCCCGTCTGGAGTGATATGTCCGTCGTGGCCCTGATTGGCACGGCGCCCGATGCCGATGCATCGGTGTTCCCGGCCGATACGCCAGTGTTCCTCTATTCTGACGACGCCGCCAAGCTGACAGCGCTTGGTGCGACCGGCACGCTGCGCGACGCGGTCACGCTGATCAACGCGCAGCTCGGCGAGTTCCAGGTGGCCGCCAAGGTCGTGGTCGTGCGCGTTGAAGACGGTGCCGATACGGACGCGACCATCGCCAATATCGTGGGCGACGGCGTCGCGACCGGCCTGCAGGCGTTCATCAACGCAGGTCCCGAGCTTGGCATCATCCCACGCCTCATCTGCGCCCCGGGTTATACCAGCCAGCGCGGTGTCGGCGAGGCCAACCCGGTCTGCGCAGCGCTGCCTGCGATCTGCGAAAAGCTTCTGGCGCATGCGGTCGTGGATGGCCCGGCGACCACCGAGCAGGACGCCATCGATTGGCGAGAGACGATTGCCTCGCAACGCCTGATCCCGGTCGATCCAGCGGTCAAGGTGTTTGACGGTGGCGTTTCAGTCGTGCAGCCGCTTTCGCCGGCCATCATTGGCATCGGCGTGCGCCGCGACCACGAAAAACAGGGCCGCCCGTTCCACAGCTGGGCCAACCAGCCGGTGCAGGGCATTGTTGGACCCTCACGTCCCATCAACTTCTCGCTCACCGATGGCGCAACCGAAGGCCAGCGCCTGCTGTCGGCCAATATCGGCGTGCTGCTGCGCGGTGAAATGGGCGTGGAAAGTGCCATCGGTCAGGGTGGCTTCATCTTTGTCGGCACCGACAACGCGGGCGAGGATGATCTCTGGCGGTTTTACAATGTCACTCGCGGGCGCGACTTCATCCACCTGATGCTGCTGCGCACCCTGCGGTTCTATCTTGGGCGGTTCAACATCACGGGCCAGACCATCCAGGCGATCCTGAACACGATGGAAACCGGCCTGCGCAACCTCAAGGCCGATGGCGATATCCTCGGCTTCGAGATGAAGTTCACCCGCGATCAGAACACGCCCGAGGAACTGCGTCAGGGCCGCTTCACGGTCAGCTTTGCCGCCGAGGAAGCACCGGTGCTGCGCTATCTCGGCATTCAGTCCGCGCGCTACCGCCCGGCGCTCGATGCGCTGCTTGATGATCTGCTGGCGCAGGTCGGCACGATCACCGGCTAATTACTGAACAAAAGGAGACGCTCTGATGAGCAATATTTACGTGATGGAGGCCGCAAACCTGTTTTGCGGCGATGAGAACCCCACGGCCTCCAAGCACCTGACGCTGACCGAGTTGCAGTTGCCCAACCTGCAGGAAATCACCCAGGACCATCACCCGGGCGGCTCGCGCGTGCAGATCGAGGTCGCGCTCGGCATTCAGAAGCTCGAGGCCAGCTTCAAGCTCGCGGGCTGGGATCCGGACCTGCTGACGCAGTTTGGTCTTGGGGCCACGGCGCGCAAGAAGTTCACAGCCTACGGCTCGGTGCGCGACAAGCGCAACGGTGTGGCCATCGAAGCCAAGGCGGTGCTGGAGGGGCGTCTCGGCACGGCCAATCCGGAGGCGTTCCAGCGTGGTGAGTTGCAGGGCTTTGACTATGCCATCAACGAAATTCTGCATTACGAGCTCTATTTTGAGGGGGCTGAGAAATATTACTGGGACTTCTTCACCACCGACTGGCGCGTCAACGGCACGTCGCAAAACGCAGATGAGCGCGCGATCCTGCGCCTTCCCAATGGTTTCTGAGGTTATCCATGTCTGACGCAGTAAAACAAAAGACCGTTTCCCTGTCCGTGCCGGTGACCTTCGAGGGCCGCGAAATCACCGAGATCCGCATCGCCAAGCCCAAGGTCAAAGACCTCAAGCGAATGAACGCGGCGCTCGACGGCATCACCGACCGCCTGGATCAGGGCATTGTCATGGCCGCGGCTCTGACGGGCTATCCAGTCGAGATGATCGAGGATCTCGACACTGACGACTTCACCGCACTGTCGGAGGTGATTGCGGATTTTTTCCCCAAGGGCACGGCTTCGCCTCCTGGCGATCGGTCGTTGCCGAAACCGCCCACTGGCTGAACACGCCGCTCACGGGTTTTGACGAGATGGAGTGGTCCGAGGTGGTGCTGTGGCACGCCGAGGCCCGGCGTCTCGCGCGTGCTGCGAAGATGAGGTGACCAGATGACACAGCTTACATCCCAACTGGTCATCGAACTGCTGGACCGGGTGACCAGTCCGGCGCGTCGGGCGGCCAATGCGCTGGCGGGTATCTCGAACACCGTCCGCGAGACCAATGGTCAACCCATCACCTTTGGGGACCGCCTGAACGCGGCCATCACCCGCAACAACCGCGCCTTGGCTGACGCGCGTGGCGGGCTGGTGGATGCTGTGGCCAGCTTTTACGCGCTGCGCGGTGCGATCGGCGCGCCGATCCAGGCCGCGTCGGATTTTGAAAGCGCCATGGCCGATGTGGCCAAGGTGGTGGACTTTCCAAGCCCTGCGGCCTTTGCGCAGTTCCAGCAGGATCTCTTTGCGCTGTCGCGCGACATTCCCATCGCGGTGACAGGTCTGGCCGACATTGCCGCTGCGGCAGGTCAGGCCGGGATTGCGGGTGAGGACCTGATCCGCTTCACGGATGCCGCTGCCCGGATTGGCGTGGCGTTTGATATCAGCGCCGAGCAGGCGGGTGGCTCGATGGCCAACCTGATGACGGCGCTCGGGCTCACCATCGACGAGACGGTGTTGCTCGCGGATGCGATGAACCATCTGTCCAACAGCCAGGCCTCGAGTGCGGCGGACATTCTGGACGTGGTCCAGCGTGTGGGCGCGCAGGCGACCATGTTTGGCTTTACCGCGGAGCAAAC